TTCAAGTATTTCTTTTGCCCAGTTTACCAGATCTTCAACTCTTTGTCCAGATGGCTGGCTAGAAACCCATAGCTCAAGGTTTTCTATTCTATTGTCATTGCGAACACCATGTTATTGGCTAAAATGACCAATCTTCATCGGTAGTTGCTTCATGTTTTCCAATCACATAAGAGGAGCCAGACCCACTAAAGAAGTCATGGTTCTCGTCTGAGTTTGGAGATAGAGAAGAAAGAATAGATGGGTTAACATCTGTTGCTTCCTTTGGAAACAGTGCATCAAAACCTAGGTTCATCAATGCCTTGTTACCATTGTAACGGAGGAATGCTTTTACATCCTCTGTTAGACCGATGTTGTCATAAAGGTCCGCTGTATATCGTACTTCGTTATCATAAAGTTCCATAAGTAACTCATAGGCATAATTTGATAGCTCTTCCTGTCTAGTTGTAGAGGCTTCGTTAAACGCCTGTTGGAATTTATATCCAATGTAGTAGCCATGTACCGCTTCATCACGAATGATAAGACGAATAAGGTCAGCAGTGTTTGTTAGCTTACCTCGACTAGACCAGTGCATTGGCAAATAGAATCCGCTATAGAATAAGAATGACTCTAACAAAACAGACGCAATCTTACGCTTTAGTGGATCATCTCCACGGTATCGTGATAAAACAATCTCAGCCTTCTTCTGCAAGAATGGATTTTCCTCAGACCATCTGAATGCCTCGTCAATATCTGTTGTTGAGCATAGTGTAGAGAATACACTAGAATATGACTTTGCATGGACTGATTCCATAAAAGCAATGTTTGTGATAACTGCCTCTTCGTGTTGTGTGCGAGCATCACCCATTAGAGTCATTGCCCCAACCGTTGCCTGTACCGTGTCAAGCATGGTTAGCCCTGTGAACACTCGCATGGTTAGCTCTTGTTCATCTGGGTGCAGTGTAGCCCAAGACTGCACATCATTTGATAGTGGAACCTTTTCTGGTAGCCAAAAGTTAGATGTGAGTCTATTCCAGACTTCTAAATCAATAGGGTCTTCAATCTTGTTCCAGTTAACTGGTCTTGCAATCATTTTATCCATCCTTCCTTTATAGCATACATGATACGCAGTTGTCAACCTCTGTACCCTCTAGAGCCATCTGTCGAATACGAATATAGTAGATGGTCTTGATGCCCTTCTTCCATGCATAGATTTGTGCCTTGTTCACATCACGAGTTGTCGCAGTGTCCTTGAAGAACAGCGTTAGCGATAGCCCCTGATCGACGTGCTGAGTTGCTGCAGCATATGTGTCGATGATTGCCTCTGGTCCAATCTCATACGCATCCTGGAAGTACTCAAGGTTGTCGTTGTTCAGGAATGGTGCAGGGTAGTAAACACGACCTAGCTTTCCCTCTTTGCGAATCTCGATCTGAGAGGCGATAGGATGGATGGAACTAGTAGAATTGTTAATATAACTAATAGACCCAGTAGGAGGAACAGCCTGTAGATTTTGATTATAGAGACCATGCTTCCTAACATACTTAGATAGATTTTCCCAATCATGCTGAGTCGGAATATTAATGTTTGCATCTTTAAACAGTTTTTCTACTCTCTTTGTTGCTGGCTTCCACTCTTGGCTAATGTACTTATCAAAGAACTCACCACTAGCGTACTTAGACTTTTCAAAACCATCAAATGGGTTTCCAGTCTCCTGTGCCATCTTTGCAGAAGCCTTGAGAGCGTGGTATAGAACTGTGTAGAAGTAGATGTTGGTAAAGTCAATACCCTCTTTACTTCCATACATGATCTTTTCCTTGCCAAGATAACCATGTAGGTTCATCTGACCTAGACCAATAGCACGAGACTTCTTGTTACCCTCCGCAATTGACATAACAGAGTCAATGTATGATAGGTCAGCAACCGCTGTGAGAGCACGTACAGAGGTTTCGATAGTCTTCCCAAAGTCTGGTGATGCCATTGCCATTGCGATGTTTAATGATCCTAGGTTACATGAGATGTCTTTCCCAATCTCGTTGTAGCTGAGGTCAGCATTATACGTTGTAGGTGTATTGACCTGAAGAATCTCTGAGCAGAGATTAGACATGTTAATGCGACCATCAATTGGGTTCGCATCGTTTACTGTGTCTTCATAAACAATGTATGGGTATCCAGACTCAAACTGAAGCTCAGCAATACGCTCAAACAATACACGAGCCTTGATCTTTGACTTCTTGATTTCTGGATTATCCAGCATCTCCTGGTACTTCTCAGTAATAGAGATATCACTCATTGGAACACCGTAGACACGCTCAATGTCATATGGAGAGAACAGGTACATGTCTTCGTTATTCTTGGCAAGCTCAAGAGTCACGTCTGGAATAACTACCCCGATACTTAGTGTCTTGATACGCATCTTCTCGTCTGCGTTCTCACGCTTAGTGTCTAGGAACTGTAGGATATCTGGGTGGTGAGCATTAAGATAAACTGCACCTGCACCCTGACGAGCACCCAGCTGATTAGCATATGAGAATGAGTCTTCAAGTAGTTTCATAACAGGAAGAACGCCAGAGGACTGATTCTCAATCTTCTTGATTGGAGCACCAGCCTCACGGAGGTTTGTTAGGTTAAGGGCAACACCGCCACCACGCTTAGATAGCTGTAGTGAGGAGTTGATTGCACGAGCAATTGATTCCATGTTGTCTTCAATACGGAGAAGGAAGCAAGACACGAACTCACCTCGTTGCTTCTTACCAGAATTAAGGAATGTAGGAGTTGCTGGCTGAAATCGTCCAGAGATAATCTCGTCTACTAGACTAGTGGCAAGCTTTCTATCCCCCTTAGCAAGCATGAGAGCGTTCATTACAACACGGTCTTCAAATCTTTCTAGATAGCGTGAACCATCAAATGTCTTTAGTGCATATGAAGTGTAGAACTTATATGCTCCGAGAAAGGTTGGAAACCTAAACTTTACTGCATAAGCCTGCTTGAATCTTTCCTTAATGAATTGAAAATCATACAGGTCAAGTAGCTCTTGCTCATAGTACTCATTCTTAACTAGATACTCTAGCTTCTCTTCAAGAGTGTGGAAGAACACAGTGTTCTGATTTACATGATCAAGGAAGTATGCCTTTGCTGCCTCCTTGTCCTTATCAAATTGAATCTTTCCGTCTGTGCCATACAAATTCAGCATGGCATTTAACTCATGGTAACTATACTGTGTCATTTAGTTGCTCCAACCTCTCACTTATTATTTTTACATCTTCGGGAGTGCCAAATAGCTCTACCCTGCCCAAAATCGGGACTCCTGTTTTGCTCGATATTAATTCTGCAGCGTGACAAAAATGTTCGCCAAAGTTAATATTTCCAAATCCAACTACTCCACGTAGAAGCTTTCTGTTGGACTCGATATTAAGAAATTTCTTTACTGATGCAGGTATGCTGAATCCGTCATTTCCACCACCATATGTTGGCACAAACAATACGTATTCGTTCTCAGTAAGAAAAGGAGCTTCCTCGTCCCATTTAAGTGGGATTCTGGAAACTCTGTAATTTTCTAGCTTTTCCGCAAATCGTTTTGTATTTTCTGAACGATTTGAAAAGTAGATTATATCCATTATACCCACCTATATTAAATCGAAATGTTCCAGATAGCTTTTAACTTTCTCTGGCATAGGTTTATATTGTATCACGTTGTCTGCCTTTTCTTCAAGTCGAGGTTTCGGTCTATCCTTGAAGGTGTGAATCTCAACTGTCTGATTTACGTTTCTAGGTGTATGAGAAATAGCACCATAGATAGCACCACAAACAGCATCTGCAAGGTCCTTAGAAGACTTGCGAGGGTGATCTACCTTGTTGCCTCTCATAATCTTTAGTTCTGTTAGCTCTTCAAACAAAAGGTCAATGGCTGGCATAGCTAGACGGTCTTCATAAATAAGCATAGCCATATCCTCATAGTGCTTCTTGGCAACAGAGACAGTCTCAGTTCTCATACCAACCTGCTTAAGCTCATTCTGAATGTCAAAGGATTGCCAACGGTCAAAGCTAACCATTCCAATGTCAAATCCTAAACGACGAAGGTTCTGGATCCACTGCTTTACCTCTGACAGGTTCACTGGACCCTCTACCTTTGGCTCCCACCAGGCTACAGCGTCCACAACAACAATTGGTGCTACCTGCTGATAGTCCTTAATTACTTGAATGTTTACCCATTTATCTACATGGGCAATTGCTACAGCACACTTGTCATGCTTCTGTGCGAGGTCGGCGTGTACAAAATATTTCTTGTCTGGGTCTGGAACAAACGTCTCCTCGAATCTTCTGTACTGATCAATAGGGTTACGAAGCGACATTGCACTTCTAACCTTGTCTGTCTGCTTAAAGAATCTATCGGAAGAGAATGTAGGGATGCAGGCAAAACGTTGCATGGCATCGCCCAAGTCTGTGTAGAATGCTAGCTTGAAGTCGTCAATTTTTCTGGTTGGATTGACTGCCCATGTTGGTCTCTTTAGTGCAAATACTCCTGGGTACTTATAACTAATAATGTTATCTTCTTCCCATTCAATCTCTAGACTGTTACCCTCTGCATTTTCTGGAAGATCTGGATTAATAATAAACTTATGGGTCTTTTGGATAGCATCCTTTTCAGCAATAACATCATCGTAACGCTGTGAGATAAAGTCTCCTGGATAACGAGGGAACGATAGGAGTGCCACCTTTCCAAGATCTGGAAAACGTGAGTCTACAGATGCACGGAATGCTTTATAGATATTGTCAGCAGTCTTACCCTGATCATTACCAGTGGCAACCTCTTGAGCAAAGCCAGAGATCTCGTCAAGTACTGCTAGGATAAGGTTTAGACCCTCGTGGCTTTCTCGCTCTGAGTGACCAGAGTAAACAGTAATAGCGTGTTCAAACTCAATAGAGTCAGCCTTAGCATAGAACTTACCAGCAAACCATGGCGACCTTTCAATCTTGCTCTTGAAGCCCTTGAAGAAAACGTTCTTAGCCTGCTGTGCGTTGATAGCTACGTTAATGATATCGATAGCGTCACCAGATGGCTTACCAAAGTATCGTGCTGGATCTTTTAGACATAGAAGTTTGTATACGATATATGCACAAGCTACTGTGGATGTAAAGTCTTTTCCACTACCCTTGCCAAGTTGTAGAATAACCTCATTCTTTGTATACTTCTTGTAGTATCTAGTACCCTCTTCAGGACCTAATAGTTCAATTACATCTTCTAACTTATAAATCTGACTCATTGCCTCGACGATATCATACTGAATCTCAGAGAGTGGTGGTTGACCTAGAAAGTCTTCTCCCTCAACGAATGTCCTAGCATTTACTGGACGCTCGCCAAAATTATCTGTTTTAAGAACTTCTAGGAACTCACTGAACATCTCTGACAACTGTGATTACCTCGCTCTCTTTGGCGACGCTTGAAAGTCTACGCATAATTTCATCACGAATCTCTGGGTGTGTTGATGCAATGTCTTTTAGAATATTAACAAGAACATCTTGTTTTCTTTCAATCTCTAGCATCTCTTCAGCTAGTTCCTTGTTCTCAAGAAGACCAGCTTTCTGTAGCATCTCAATACGTCTAGATTCGATGTCTAGTACTAGCTTGATACCTGCATTCTTTGCACTAAGATTAGCGGTAGTACTTGCTTCATCAATAACCTCATATGCTTTTTGAATTAGTTTGCTGTAGTGCGTGTCTGCTGCGACGAGTGCCTCTTTTGCACGAGCACGAATAGCTGCATTGTCTGCAGCCATGTGTTGCCATTCTTTAATGTGTGCAACAACCTTTTGTCTAGGAAGTGAAAGCTCTTTGGAGATCTGTGTAGGATCATTACCTGCAAGGTACTTCTCTACAACCTTATTTACTTCGTCTAAGTGCTCAACTATCTTCTGTTCGTCTGACACGCTTACCTCTCTTCTTGGGCAACTTCTTAACCCTATCGATATGGAATGATCGAATCGCACCAAGTTGACCACGGTAAATTTCTAGACAGTCTATCCACTCTGCACCAGTTTCTGAATTGGTTACAAAAGCTGTAAACTTAAAGCTTACTCCGTACTCACCTTTGATTTTGATTACTTCATCCTTCTCTATAATTTTACCATCTAGAAGGGTTGCTGTGTCCTGTTTTACGTATCTTTTAGCAATCTCTGGAAGATTAACTGGACCTGTCTTTTTACGTCTACCCATTAGTTAGCCTTTGCGTGTGGCTTGCTTTCAGCAATACCAGAATTAGTAATAACTGTGTACATACTTTCTGTTGCAAAATCAGCGAGGTTGTCTACGCCTGTGTAAGACATTGCACTAGAGATACCGTCCCTAAATTCAGAAACAATGTTTTCTACACTGCCACGATATGGAACAGTGGTCGCAATACCCTCTACACCAGACACAGAGCCTCTACCGTCTGCCTGAGCCTCTCTGGATGCCATGCCACGGAAAAGCTTATGTCCATCCACAACGTCTCCTGGTGACTCGTCTGTGCCTGCTAGAGCACCACCAAGCATAACAGCGTTTGCACCAGCAGCAAGAGCCTTAGCAGCATCTCCTGAATTACGAATACCACCATCAGCAATGATAGAAGCACCAGAGCCATATGGGAATCGTTCACGAATATCAATAATAGACTGTAGGGTTGGGATACCATGACCACTAACAATGCGAGTAGTACAAGCAGAACCTCCACCAATACCAACACGAATTGAGTTAGCACCTGCATCTTGTAGTGCAGAGAATCCCTCATGTGTTGAAACGTTTCCAGCCATGATATGAAGATCATATCCAAATGTGTTACGTAATGCCTTTACTGCATCCACAGCATACTGACTATGACCATTTGCAGTATCAACAAGGATGATCCTTGCTCCTGCATCTACAAGTCTTACAGCATCTGTAAGGTAGTCATTCTTCGCACCTACAGAGCCACCAGAGATAGAGTTATTTGCCTTTGCCATCTTAATCATTGTTATCTGTTTTTCGATAGGCATATAGCGATGAATAATTCCAATACCGCCACTGTTTCGAATTGCTACAGCCATTTCCCATTCACAAACTGTGTCCATTGGGGCTGCAATAATCGGTGTACGAAGAGCGATTGATTGAATGCCTGAGCCAATGTTAGACATTAGTCTAATTTCTTTTCTGCTAGCAATATCCGAATGCTGTGGAACTAGCAAGATATCGTCAAATGCAAGGCTTGGCTTATTGCTGTACTGCTTCATTATTTCCTATCGTCTTGATTTTCTTAGTTTAAACTTTGCTAAATATACATAAATTGTTTCAACAGATACTCCGCATTCTTTTGCGATATCTTCTGGAGTCTTACGATCAACGTGATAACGTTTGCGTAACCAGTTCTCGTTCATATAAAGTTTACTAGCCATTAGCGTTCTTGTCAACTTTCTCCCAGTTATTGATTGCCCAATACCCAATCGCAATTGCGTCAGCTATATCATCATCGTTCACATTCTTATCGTAGTATGTGTTTACAAAGTTGATTGTCTTTTGCTTACGCATCTCTCTTTCACGAGCCTTATACCAAGCTACTGACTTTCCTGGGTTTGCGTCAGCAAGCTCTTTCTTCTCAAGCTTGGTAAGTACCTTGTTACCGATAAAGCTTTGCCATGTAACTGGATTTACTGAGCCTGCTACTGGTATCTTGTTTATTCCAGCAGCACCTATAATTGCACCCTGCACAAGTGCAAGATCTGAAACAGTCTTAGGACTATTCATAAACACTGTATGCTCAATTATAATTACAGTACCTTTTACAAACTGTTTAAAGAATACTGAAAGCTTTCTGTTTGCATCCTGTACTTTCTGGTATGTATTGTTACCAGCGAATTTAATCTTTCCATGCATAATTAACTTCTTGTCATCAAAAAGAGCGAAGGCGATACTGTTAGTGCTAGCGTCTATAGAGCATATCTTAGACGGTGGCTGATTAATCAAGCTCAAGTTTACCATTTGCGATACCTTTCATTTGCTTTAAGATCTTGCTAACTTCTTTTTCATCAACAAGACACTTAGAGCAAACCTTGCCTTCGTTATACATGGATAGATTAACTCCGCAAGAAGAACATTTTCTAGGCTTCTTAGCTCTAGCCTCTATCTTCTTCTTCTGATACCTTAATGCGATATTATTTTTTGTTGCTTCGTCACGACATGTGTCTGAGCAATATATCTTGTAGGATATTTCTGTTTCGAATTGGCTATCACACCATTGACAATGTTTCATCTATAGGCTCCAGGGCAGATATTTTTACGTCTCCCTTGCCTGCATCTGCACAGACCTTTGCCAAAGGACAGTTCTTGCAGATTTTTGAGTTTGATCGATAGTTCTTTTCTGGAAGAGTCTTGCTCTCCCATGCTTTACGAACAGTGCGCATCCACTCAAAGGCATTATTCACCCACTGAATATAGTAGTTATTTACTTCAACAGGAATGACCAATAGTTCGTGGTTATTCTTGTTTTCATAAATAAGTACCGCTTTTTGTTTCTTGAGAATCTTCATATAAATAAGAAGCTGGATCAGGTGTCCTGTCTTTGCCTTCCTATTTAGTTTACGATACTCAAATCCTTCATTCATCATTGTCTTGATTTCACCAAGAAGTTCTTCGCCTTCCCAGTCAAGCATAACGTCACCGTATCCAAAGATTGGTGGATCATTATTGATAATCTTAAACTCTGAATCAAGAAGGAACCCTGCATCCTGCATTGCTTGCTGAATACGCTCATGGCTCTTAGTACCATTAGTCATGTTAGCACCTGCAAATGCATCTGCGTTATCTTCGAATGTACCGCCCTCAAATGCAAGATACCAGTAGCGAGCACACTCGCCATGTCCGTATGCAATCGTCGATGGTGCGAATGTCTTCTTTTGCTGGTGGCGTGGACCACGATTAGCAGTGTAGCCAGACTTAATCTTTTCAATCAATGCTTCTGGATTAATACCAGACGTATCGATAATCTTAGTATCTGGTGGTGTTTCCATTACTTGGTTTAGTAAATTTTTCATAGTCATATTTAGCGAGTAATATACTTCAAGGCTGCAACCAAATCATTGATCGCAGTAGCTGCCGTATAATAGATATTCTTCTTCGCTCTGTCTCCTTTGTCTACGTTTGTAAGCCAAGTTGCCTTGAACGACATCTTAGCAGCAATTGCCTGTAGTCGAACAATTTCAACTGTGGCAACCTGCAGAGGAATATCTGGTTTAATAATTAATTTTGCAATCATAGTTAGTGCTTCTGTGAGTTCATCATCTTCCATGAAGTCAGCAATCTCACTAAGACCGTTTACCATTTCTAACGTTGTTTTTTCCATTGTATCTATTATACCCTATCCTCGACCATCTGTTCAAGTAGCGAAAGCTCTATCACAGCTAGTCTAGTCTTTTGTTCACCATCTCCAATAACAACAATGATTGCTGGATCTAGCTTATTCTTGATTGCATCAGTAGTAGCCTTAGCCCATACCTCTTTGTTTAAAGTGAATGACTTGCCTACCTCCTTGAAGTCTACGCAGAAGTTGTGCCATGTAGCATCACCCTTCTTTGTATTTCTACCAGAATTTTTGTGTTGGCTTGCACCAATGCGCTTACTCTCGTTCTTCTCGCTCATATTGTTTCTTGTCTTTCTTTGTTTCGAGGCTTACCTCTGTAAGATGTTTTTCTGGACACATCCAAGATAACATACGCATTCCTGGGTAGCTACGGATAGTCTTTGATTCTAAACCACAAGTGTGGCATGGAAAGCTTCCTGGATAGATGTTATACTTAGCCATTTAGCTTGTCCTCGATAGACTTACGGAATTCATCGTTCTCACGAACATATGTAATGAATGCTTCTCTACCCTGCACCTTTTTGTCCTCTGAGACAACGTACCAAGCTCCTGTGCGAGTTACAATACCAGCAAGCTCTGCTGTGTCCACAAGGTCTCCAATGGCATCTACGCCAACGAATGGTCCACGGAAATAGAAGTCATACTCACCATTCTGGAAGCCTGGAGAGGTCTTAGAGAACTGAACTTCCCAACGAACCTTACGACCAATCTTTTCCTCAATGAGTTTGTCTCCTACAGGGATCTTGCCCTTGATAGCCTGATTATCAGACTCAGACGAGAACAGCTTGATTACTGTCGATGAGTAGAACTTAGTAGCCTGACCACCTGTTGGCTGTTGCTGTGTGTACATTGCAGAGATGTTGTTACGACTCTGACTAATTAGTACGAACAGGGTAGGCTTTGGCTTATTGTTAGCATAGTTAATCATCTTCCATGCATTGCTAAAGTCTCGTGACTCAGCACCGATCTGCTTTGTGTTCTCAAGTTGCTTTAGCTCGTCTGAGTCCTTCTCAAAGTAGATTGCAGGAAGCAGTGATGTAATTGAGTCAACTACAACTAGGTCTACACCTGCTTGCATTAGCTTAGTGCCTAAGTCTACCATCTCATTGATAGTACGACACTGTGATACGATAAGCTTTGTTGTATCTACCCCCAGACGCTCAGCCCACTTCTTATCATAAGACATCTCAGCATCAATCCATGCACAGACCTTGCCATCTTTCTGTGCAAGACCAATCATCTGAAGGCACATTGAAGACTTTGCAGACGATTTGCTTCCCCAAATAAGAATCTGTCGTCCATATGGAAGTCCTCCACCAAGAGCACGATTTAGTCCATAGCTTGCTGTAGGCTGTAGTATAGTCTCTGGCATCTCGTCACCAACAAACAATTGCTTACGCAACTTTGGATCGAGCTTTGCCATTACCTCTTCTACTGTCATCATTAAAATCTTACCCCATGCTTCTCTGGTCGTGACTTATTTATCTTAGTCTTGTTCTCAAATGCGTGATCCAAAGAGACACGAGTGTATCCGTGCTCAACCAGACCTGCATATAAGTCAAATGTGCGAATCAAGATATCTGCCATTTCATCTGCAATCTCGTGTTCGCCCTTGTCCTTACGAATAGCTTCCATTACTTCTACAGCCTCTGACACAATCATCATAAGCTGCTTAGTGATAAAGATATCGTTTACATCTTCTGACCAGAATCCCTTATCTACAGCAGTCTTATGCAACTGCTCACATATGTCGTCGAATCCAATTTCATTATTCATTACTTTACATCCTCCAATATAGTTGTTCCATCTTTAGTTTTGTTAAAGCTAAACTTGTAAGCCTTGCCCTCTTCAATCTTCATGTATGCCTTTGCATATTGCATTGGAAACACTGTGATAGGATGCAAGTCTCGTGCAGTGTCTGCAAGAGTTAGATATGCCATCTTCTTTCCAGCCTTTGTAACTCGTGACTTGAAAGACACGACATACATTTCCTCGTCTGTATAAGGCAACTGTTTGTAGTTCAAAAACTTAATCAGTGCTGAGTCAGATCCTTTTGCTTCGTCTACAGGAACAGCAGAAAGAACACGGTTATCACTAGCAAGGATAATGTATGTACGCCCAGCTTCAATTGTAGACTGTTCATCATCAAAAATACCTACAAGACCAGTCTTATCTAGTAACTCTACACGACTCCACCCCTTACCTCGTTTAATATTCTTGACCATGCCCATTAGAATAAATGATCCCTTTTCCTCATATTCCTCCGCAGTATCAATAAATGCGTGAAAGTGAGTAGGCACAGACATGTTGAACTCTGGTAGATTTAGATACTCATACAAGTTCTCACGAATCTCTTCTTCGTTAGCAGGATTATCTGGAAATGCTGTAGCACCAATAAGACGCATTGATGATAAGGCACGACTGTTTACACCGTTACCCTTGCCAAATGAAAATTCTTCAACTTCTTTGTAAGAATTAAATGGTCTAGCAGCAATGTACTTAGATGCAATGTTATCAGATACATATTTGATAGCAGAGAGTCCAAATCGAATACCCTTACCCTCAATCTTAAAGTCAATGTTAGACTCGTTAACGTGAGGAAGACGTACAGGAATGTTCATACGCTTTGCCTCAATAAGGTATTCGGTACGAGCATCTTTGTCCTTCTCATTTTTAAGAAGAGCAAACATAAACTCAATTGGGTAGTGGTACTTTAGCCATGCAGTCCAGTAAGACAGCGTAGAATAGGCTACAGCGT